TCTGCTATTCCAAATCCGGCGGGAAGAGATTTGAAGAGGCAGAAAAATTAGCTGCAAAGTTTACAGCATATAAGCTATATGAAAAGGGTTGGGGCATTGACAAAGTAAAGAAACATCAAGATTTTTCAGGGAAGTATTGCCCGCATAGAACCCTTGATATGGGGTGGCAAAGGTTTTTGGATATGGTGAAAAGTGAGATAGACAAACTGAAAGGAGGGGCAACCGTGGCAGAAAAGAACGTGCCCAGCTCATGGGCAAAGGATGCCTGGGAATGGGCGAAGAAAGAGAAGTTGTTAGACGGCACGAGGCCGAAGGATAACCTTACCAGGGAAGAATTTGCCGTTGTGTTAAAAAGGCTGGCTGATAAAAAATGAAGTTCTCTAAAGCTATTGTAGCGCTGGTAATAGCACTCAACGTTTTCTTTACTGTTGCAGTGCTTTTTATTTTTTATCGGTTAGGGACAGAGCCGACGGCGCTTATTGGGGCCTGGTTCGGGTTTACCACAGTTGAACTCTGGGCCCTGGCGGGGATAAAGAAGCGGGAGATTGAAACAGGGAATGATAAGGAGGAGATACAGTGAAGGAATTCTTAAAACAAAAACTAACATCTAGGAAGTTTTGGGTAGCCGTGGCCAGCGCGGCTTTTATTATTATATCGGAAGGCCTTGGTTTTGACGTAGACCAAGATTTGTATTGGAAATTAGTTGCCCTAGCCCTGGGTTATATCTTTGGCGAGGCAGCGGTGGATATTGCCAGAGCAAAGGCACAAGAATGAAGACACCCCCGGCTTAGTCCGGGGGCTTTTTGTTAAAGTACACACTACACTCATGCCCCTCGAAAGAGGGGCGCTTTTTTTGTGCCTATTTTAAAAAATATTGTACCAAAAGTGTTGACAATTGGTACAACATATGTTATAATAAAAGTACAATAAAAAAAGGCGGCGACCTACCGCCAAGGAGGTGTAATTTATGGCTAGAGACGCAAAGCAGTATAGGGTAAACGTGTACGAAGATGGTGACGTTATTGCCAGGGTGCGTTACAACCAGAACCTGGACTACTGGGATGGCAGGAACTGGACAAACGGAGGGGTTGGTAGGCATAAAGGCCTCACCAAGCTGCAGGATGGCCGCTACGTCCTGATCCATGGCACCAACTGGCAGGGAGAGAAGGACTGGGCGGAGATAATCTCCCCCGAGCAGGCGCTACAGGAAATACTTAAGAGCGGGAACACAGAACTGCTCGACACAAAGAAATTTTCCGAGCTCAAGAAGCTGTACGAAGAAATGTATATGCTTGAGGACGACGAATTGGAAGAAGAGGCAGAGTGACGGCGGGTAAATCCCGCCGGTAATGCAGCCGGGCAGACTGTCACAAGCTCAGACAGCCCTGACGCATAATAAAATTTTAGGAGGTAATATCATGAATAAGTTCCCTTCAAAGGAGACTGTGGAGAGACTCCGAAAGCAATACCCAGTTGGAACTCGTGTTGAATTGGTATGGATGAATGACCAGTACTCCAAATTGAGACCCGGAGACAAAGGTACAGTGGACTTCGTGGATGATACGGGTACGATATTCTGTACTTGGGATAGAGGTTCAAGCCTTGGTGTCGTGTATGGTGAGGATTTAGTGAAAAAATTGTCACAATGAGGGCCGTATAATTAAAGCCGTATATAAAGGAGGTGTAACTCATGGAATATAACGCTAAACTATACACGCAAAACGAAAGTAAAATCAATGGGCGGGGCGTATGGCACTATTTGATTGATACGCCAATAGGACAAATTCATGTTGTAGAGTATGAAAACACGCAAAAAGAATTAATCCGATTTTTGATTGATAGCGATCTGGAAAAAGCCACACTAAAATATAACACAATATGTAAAAACATTGTAGCGGGTAAACTTTAAGCGCTTTGCCCCACTGCCTGTGCCCTGGTGGACATAGGCAGGAGGGTAAGCCCTACCAACGAAAAAAATGGAAAAGGTTGATTTTTAGCAGAGTGACGGGGCATTGCCCCGGTAATGCGGCAGCCCGGTCACAAGTCCGGGCAGAAGGAGGGTAAGCCATGAAAAAGAAAACTTCAATTCTATAATGTTTCTAAATTACTATTGACAAATAGGCAATAATGCTATATAATATAGACATAACGTCCGATATGGAGGTGATAACATTGCGGACATGGCTTAAAGATATACGAGCTAAAAAGGAATTAACACAGCAAGAAGTAGCCAATGCGGCTAATGTGGACGTTACGATGATATGCAAAATCGAACAAGGAGAGCGCAGGCCCTCTGTTGAGGTAGCCAAAAAAATCGCCTCAGTTCTGGAATTTCCATGGACCAGGTTTTACGAGGACGAGGACGACCTCACCTAAACCGGCACGGAGTAAGGAGGGGAGGTGATATTTGCGAGGGGGTGATTCAATGCTGAAACTTTGCAGGACGTGCAAGTACGACTGGGACGGGCACTGAGTCGAAGGAAATGATTATTGGAGGTCATTCAAGCAAAGGAAGATGACGTATGCGAGGATTACGAAAGGAGGGACGAGGATGCTCAAACTCAAGAAGCTGAGAATGCCGATGCCGGTAACGCTAAATGACTGTCTGCTCTTATGGCAGATGGGATATCGCACGGAGGTAAATGACGGGCGAATCGTCACGGTAGCAAAAGAGCCAAGAAAAAGAAAACGGCTTGAAAGCCGCACTAATACCAACTCTATTGTATCACTGATGCAGTGGAGTGTCAAGGAGGGTCAAAATCCAAGTGAGTAAATACAAAGATTTAACAGGACAAAAATTCGGAAGATTGACAGTAATTAAACATGCTGGTCAAGACAATCAACGAATGGCTCTGTGGGAATGTGTATGCGAATGCGGCAATCGCATTATTACCAGGGGTACAAGCCTTAGATACGGTTCGACCATGAGTTGCGGATGTTTAAGAAAGGAACGAGCAGTTAAGGCTTGCACAACTCACGGTTTATCTGGCGGGAGAAAGAACACGACACGGCTTTATAGAATCTGGCGAAATATGAAGCAAAGATGTTATAACCCGAAAGCGAGCAAGTATTATCTATATGGCGGTCGGGGCATTAAGGTGTGCAGTGAATGGTTAAATAATTATCTCGTCTTTTACAAATGGGCTATTTCTAACGGATACAAAAACAACCTAACTCTGGACCGCATCGACAGCAACGGCGATTACTGCCCCGAAAACTGTAGATGGGCAACATACGGGCAGCAAGCCAGAAATACTGCGCAAAATCATCTTATAACATTCCGCGGGAAAACTCAAACCTTGCATGATTGGGCCAGCGAACTGGGCATTAAAAGCAGAACGCTACATTCAAGGCTTCAAGATTATGGATGGAGCATCGAAAAGGCTTTTACAACTCCGGTCGAGAAGCGCACAAAAAGAAATGTCACTTATATGGGTATAACAATGAGTTTGAGCGAGTGGTCAAATAGGCTCGGCATTAGTTACAAGCTCCTATATAAAAGGATTTACCTGCAAGGTTGGAGTGTAGAAAAAGCATTCAATCAATTAAAGAAGGGAGCGTAATTATGAAAATTCTCAATATGAAACTTCAAAACTTTATGGGAATTCGTGATCTTGAGCTAAATCTCAATGGAAATGACGCTAATATTTGGGGTACGAATGCAGCAGGGAAAACAACTTGCTTTAGTGCCTTCACATGGCTACTGTTCGACAAGGACAGCAGCAATCGTAAAGACTTTCAAATCAAAACATTGGGCTCAAACGGAGAACCCGAACACGGCCTTGAGCACATGGTTGAAGCCGCGCTGGAACTCGAGGACGGCCAGCGGCTGGCGCTGAAAAAAGTATATCAGGAAAAGTGGACCAAAAAGAAGGGTTCTGCTACGGCAGAATTCACCGGGCATACCACGAACCACTTTGTGGACGGCGTTCCGGTGCAGAAAAAAGAGTATGATGCCCGCATTGCCGAGATAGCTGACGAAAACATATTCCGGCTGCTCACGGACCCGAGATATTTCAACGAGGTACTGCACTGGCAGAAGCGCCGGGAATTATTGCTTGAGGTTTGCGGCGATGTATCGGATGCGGAGGTTATCGCCAGCAAGACCGATTTAAGCAAGCTATCTGAAATACTCGGAAACCGTACCATAGAGCAGCACAGGAAGGTTATCCAGGCCCGCCGGACCGAGATAAACAAGGAGTTGGAAAAAATCCCGGTACGGATTGACGAGGTCAAGAGGGGTCTGCCGAATATAGACGACATCACAAATGAAAAGGAGCTGCCGAATGATATTGCCAGACTGCGCGAAGAACTCAAGGCCAAGCAGGAAGAGCTTGCCCAGGCCAGAGCTGGGGGACAGGTTGCGGAAAAGACAAAAGATTTGAGAACCATTGAGGCTCAAATAATGGATCTGAGAAACAAACACAGGCAGGTACTAGATGAAAAGGTTGCCGGAAAGCGTACGGAGCTATCATTCATCCAAAGCGAAATTACTAGGACTAAGTACGACATCAATGCCAAAAGCGATGCTATTAGGAATTACGAAGCAGAGATAAATTCCTTGGACGCAAAGATGGATAAACTCCGCAGCGATTGGAGAGAAGAAAACGCTAAGGTTTTTGAATTTGAACAATCCGAAACATGTCCTACATGTGGTCAGGCATTGCCACAAGAACAACTCCAGGATGCCAGAGATAAGGCGCTGGCACAATTCAACAAGGTAAAGGCTGAGAAGCTGGAGGCCATCAATGCAGATGGAAAGCGGCTTAAAGAACTCAAGGTGTCTACGGAGAATAATCTCAGAATTGTAACGGAATCACTTAATACCGCAAAAGGCTATTTATCTGATATGGAGCAAAAAGAGGCAGCCCTAAAAGCCGAAATCGACGGCATTATGCAGGGGGCGGAGCCGATTGAATCTACTCCGGAATATTATCAGCTATACGCAAAACAGCGTGATTTGCAGGACGAAATCCGGAAACTTGAAGCTGACAGTAGTCTTGAGGTGGCCGCAATGCAAAAGGAAATAGATAGCATCGCCGATGGCATCAAATCGCTTGAGCAGGCTGCGGCCAGAATGGAAGCTCGAAAGAACGGCCTGAAACGCATCGAAGAGCTCAAGGCCGATGAACGCAGGCTGGCTTCGGAATTTGAGGACCTTGAGCAGCAGTTGTATCTCACCGAGGAATTTATCCGGGCTAAGGTCCAGATGTTGGAGGGGAAAATCAACAGCAAATTCCGGATGGCGAGGTTTAAGCTGTTCGATGTGCAGGTCAACGGAGCGCTTGCTGAATGCTGTGAAACCACTTTCAACGGTGTGCCATACAGCAACTTGAATAATGGTGCCCGTTTGAATATCGGCCTTGACATCATCAACACATTAGCTGACCATTACGGCTTTACTCCCCCTGTATGGCTTGACAATGCCGAGAGCGTAACCGACATTCTGCCGACCAAGGGGCAACAAATAAGGCTGATAGTATCCGCAGCAGATAAGAAACTCCGCATTGAGCTTGAGGAGAAAAAAAGAAATGAAGGAGGTTGTGTAAATGGCTAATGAATTAGCTTTAATTAAAAAAGACGTCGTGGACGTTGTTGGGAAGAAGGTTCAGGAGTTTGTATCCCGCGGGGAGTTACACCTTCCCCCAAACTACTCAGTAGAAAACGCCATGAAATCAGCATGGCTGATACTCCAGAACACATTTGACAAAGACAAAAGACCAGTGCTGCAGGTCTGCACACGGGACAGCATAGCAAACGCTCTACTGGACATGGCTGTGCAGGGCCTGAACCCGGCAAAGAAACAGGGGTATTTCATAGCATATGGCAAGCAACTGGTGTTTCAGCGGTCATACTTCGGGACCATGGCCGTGACAAAGAGGGTAGCCGGGGCTAAGGATATATTTGCAGAGATTGTATACAAGGGCGATGAATTTGAGTACACAATCCACCGAGGGAACAAAGTTATCACAAAGCATGTACAGAGAATAGAGAACGTGGACCCAGACAACATAGTGGCCGCATACTGTACCATCGTATTTGATGATGACAGGCAATTTACAGATATTATGACCTGGCAAGAAATCCAGAAAGCCTGGTCCAAGTCTAAAATGAACCCTGAAAAAGAAGGTTCCACGCACAAGGAATTTGCTCAGGAAATGGCCCGAAAGACCGTCATTAACCGGGCCTGCAAGCGGTATCTAAACAGTTCTGACGATGGGAGCTTCCTGATGCAGCATGTGAACCGTGAGGATGAAGTCATAGCCGAGGCCGAGGTTGAAGCCGAAATTGAGGAAAACGCCAATCAGGAACTCATTGACATTGAGTATACAGTTACAGAAGAAGAAACCCCTGCTGCGGAAGAAGCAGAAGAAGAACAGACAAAAGAAGAAATCACAGAGAAACCAAAGCAAGAGAAACAGAAGCAAAAGCCGCAACAGGGTAAACAACAAACCGTATTTGAGGAAGGACCCGGATTCTAATGGTTGAGTTCACCCCCTTTGCCTCCGGGAGTTCGGGGAACTGCTACAGAATAACTGATGGCAGGACCCCGCTCCTCCTGGAGTGTGGTATACAGTACAAGCAAATACAGAAAGGATGTGGTTTCAGGCTCAGCGAGATTAAGGCTTGCCTTATATCTCACGAGCACTTTTGACCACTCAAAGGCCGTCAAGGAAATCATGCGTGCCGGAATAGATTGCTACATATCGGCGGGCACAGTGGAGGCATTAGGGCTATCCGGACACAGAATCAACGTCATCAAAGCAAAGCAGCAGTTCAGGATTGGCACATGGACGATATTACCCTTCGACACTCAGCACGATGCCCAGGAGCCGCTCGGATTCCTTCTGGCTAATCAGGACGGGGACAAGCTCCTGTATGCGACAGATACGTTTTACATCCGGTATCGCTTCCATGGACTGACTCACATCATGGTTGAATGTAATTACGCAGCAGACATCCTCAAAAGAAATGTGGAAGCCGGAGCCGTGCTGAAGGAACTGAAAAGCAGGATACTCAAGAGTCATTTTAGCCTGGAGAATGTGAAGAAGTTTCTGCTGGCAAACGATTTAAGCAAGGTCGAGGCAATATTCTTACTGCATTTGAGCGACAACAACAGCGACTGCGAGAGGTTTAAACGTGAAGTTATGGAATTGACGGGAAAACCAACTTATATTGCATGAGAGGGGCAGGCATTTGAACCCGCTGGCCCCGGGCCGATGAACAAGGGTACCGGTTGGCGGGAGGCCCGGGGCGTTATGTATAGATGATGAGAATATATGTGATTTTTAAAACAGCCTGGTCCAGACGGCCTGCGCCAGCCGGGGCCGCTGGGGAGGCTGAAAATGAATATTTATTCGTAATATACAAAAACTGCAGGAAATCCTGCAAAGGAGTGTTTGATTTGAAAATACAAGAAAAGAAAATACAAGTTATGACAGCAGACAGATGTGTAATGTGCGGGGAAATTATCCCGGAAGGACAGCAGGTTTGCGGGCTTTGCAAGCATAAGACAGAACTAGAAGAGACAATAGCTTGCAAATATTATGTGCCTGCATGGGCTGGGAACAAAACATCGGGCTCGCAACCGGATTTTTGCTTGAAGCATAGAGTTGTTTTGTGCGGGAAGTGTATAAAAAGCTGTAAAGAGCAGAACAAGTAAAGCGAGGTGGAGGAAGGATGAAATGTAAAGAATGTCTTTATTATGAACCTGATTACGGTACGTGGGGAGTTTTTGGGTGGTCTGGAGATGGCTCAAAAGGGTATTGTTGCGTAGAGCCTAAACGAGTATTTGTTGACGGTAACCGTTTGAAGTGTAGATACTTTCTGCCAAAATGAGAAACAAAGGAGGTCACGCCATGAACCGTTTTAAATGCCCCGCATGTGGCGGGAATCAATATACAGCATGTGATACAGCAGAAGGGTGCATATACTGTGGCAACAAGGAATTGAAGAAGATGGAGACGCTAGAGCCGGAGGAAAGCGAGGGTGAGGAAGAATGCAAATACTGTAAAAACCCACCCGATCCAAATAAAACAAACTTTGATTGATGGTTTTAGGAGGAAATACATAATGGCAATTAACAAAGGCTATCTTACTGCGGGCAGAACAAAAGAATCCGACGAGGTTTACACTCCGTTTTACGCAGTTGACCCATTAATAGAGTTTATTGAAGAGTTTAAAAACAGAAATTCAATGGCAAATGTTACTATTTGGTGTCCTTTTGATGAAGAATGGAGTGCTTTTGTTCAAGTTTTTAAAACTCGAGGGTACGATGTTATATCAACCAGCTTAGCAAACGGGCAAGATTTTTTTACATATCTTCCTCATCGAGATTTTGACTTAATAATTAGCAACCCTCCTTTCAGTAAAAAAGACGAAGTTTTAGATCGTCTCTACGCACTAAATAAACCATTTGCTGTATTGTTACCCATTGCATCTTTACAATCAAAAAATAGATATAAAAACTTTAAGCAAGGTCTTGAATTATTAGTGTTTGATAGTCGGATAGACTACCATACTAACGGAGATTTTCAAAACTACCGTAAAGGTAACCATTTTGGTAGCGGGTATTTTTGCCGAGATTTTTTGCCAGAAAAATTAATATTTAGAGCATTAGAAAAGTATAACAAACCTTTAATACAACAGGTTCGGAGAGAGGGATAGAGATGATTGAAAAAATTTACAAAAACAAATACATGGCAACATGCGACAACTGCGGAACGGGGCAAGAGTGCGATAGCTGGTCAGATGTAATGGACTTCATGAACTATGAAGGCTGGAAAAAGAAATTGGTTGACGGGGAATGGAAGCATTTTTGCTTGGAATGTGTGGAATGTGTGGAGGTAAAAGAACCATGACCTATAAAGTAACCTATAAAGTGAAATTCCAGCACAGTGCTAAGAGCCGGGTACGCTGCGACAATGCAAAAATGAGGGAGGGCGTTGAGATATACCGGCATCCAGATGGGTATTTTGTGGTACTGGAGTTTAAAGGCAAAAGCGGGAAGTTCAGGGAGGCCTTTTGGCCGGAGGATATTGAGAAAAGGTGGAGGGGTTGAAATGGCTCAAGAATCAAGATATTCAAAAGTATTCGTAAAAATATGGCACTCTAAAGACTTTAGAACATTGACGGAGGAAGGTAAGATGCTCTTTTTATACCTGCTTACCTCTCCACATCGTAATATGGGCGGGTTTTATTATCTGCCGTTGCCCTACCTTTGTTTTGATGTAGGTCTTGACGAAGGAAGAGTTTCTAAAGCCTTTGAAGAGCTAACCGATAAAGACATGGCCCAGTATGATTACGATACTCAAGTAGTGCTTATAAAAAAGTGGTTTTCTTATAATCCGATAGAGAATGAGAACCAGGCTAAAGGTTTGAATAAACAATTGGCCGAGATTCCAAAAAGTAAATTGTTTAAACCCTTTGTGAATTGCGTAAAAGAGCACTGTAAGTATACAGAAACTATACTTAAGGGGTTTGATATACCCTTCCGAAACCCTTCCGAAACCCTTCCGAAACCCTATACCAAACCAGGAACAGGAACAGGAACAGGAACAGGAACAGGAACAGGAACAGGAACAGGAGCAGGAGCAGGAGATAATAGTCCGAACCCTCCGGGCCCGGACGCTCCGCCAGAACCCCAGGAGGCTGGCGTTGATGAATCCAAGCACACCGAGGACAGCCATCCTTACAGGGCAGCAGCATATCTTCGCAAGCGCATATTAGAAAATAATGCCAGAGCCAGGGTACCGCCCAACGATCCGGAGGACAAACTAATGCAAAAATGGGTTCAGGAGATGGAAAGGCTTCACCGGATCGGTCCGCCAGGAGGAAATCAAGGCTATAGCTGGCAGGAGATCCGGGATTTGATTGACTTCTCACAGGATGACGATTTCTGGCGGGCAAATATCCTTTCAGCCGGGAAACTACGGGAAAAGTGTGTCCAATTGGAGAACCAGATGCGGCGAAGTACATCCCAACCTAGAGGACATCCAACGATGTCCAAGAATGTGGCCAATGCATTGCGATTGGTTGAAAAATATTCTCAGGAAGAAGGTGGATATTTATGACCAAAGGCGAGGTAGCGAAACTTTTAGTGGTATTAGCAGCATCGTATCCCAAGTTTGAGGTTGACGATCTGAAAGTACAGGTTTGGTATGAGATGCTTGGGGACCTGGATTATGATGTTGCAAATATAGCAATAAAAAAAATAATAATGCTAAATACTTTTCCACCGGCAATAGCTGAAGTGCGGAAAGCGGCCATTGAAATATCTTCTCCAATGGGGTTAACGGCGGCTGAAGCCTGGGGGGAGGTAATCAGGGCCATTAGGGATTACGGCTATTACCGGGAAAAGGAAGCCATGGCCAGCATGTCACCCATAACGGCCCAGGTGGTCAGATACCTCGGCTGGCGAGAAATATGTCTAAGCGAAGAACCGGAAATTTTACGCGCGCATTTTCTGAAAATGTATGACCAAGTTGCCGCCCGAGAACAGGAAAAGCAATTATTGTCCCCGACGATGCAGACTGAGATTAAGAAGATTGCTAAGAAATATGACCTCCGTTTGATAGAAGGAGGTAATGCCGGATGATAAACAAGCGATACCATGTCAGTGGCATATTTAGATTGGAGGTCGAAGGCAGGGATAATCTGGAGGCAAAAGAAACTGCAGCAAGGATACTTCGATGCAGTGGGATAGATGGAAGGATAGTTGAAGTCTGTGAGGTGAACAAAGTTGAACAAACTGATACACAAAATCACTATCCCTGGCCGGCCGGTACCGAAAGGCCGGCCACGGCTGGGGGTGAGAGGGCGCAAGGCGTATGTATACACACCGCCAGAGACACGGGAATATGAGCGGCTGGTGGGTTGGGTTGCAAAGTCTGCGGGATGTCGGCCGGTTGAGGGTCCGGTGTCGGTGGAGCTGGATATATTTACTCAGCGTAGGATGGATGTGGATAACGTGGCAAAGAGCGTGCTGGATGGGCTCAACGGCGTAGCATATGAGGACGACAACCAGGTTGTGGAACTCCTGGTCCGCAAGTACAAGGTAACGCGCAAAGAGGAAGAGCGGGTGGAGATAGAGATTAGGGAGTTTAAGGAGGTGGGGTAGATTGAAGTTGTACCATTTTACAAGTCCGTTGCATGTCGATGGCTGCTTAAAAAATGGAATAATCAAAGGCGTGATACCAATATACAAAGACGGCAAATATGGACTTATCCCTGGCTTTCAATGGCTAACATCAAACCCCGAATTCCATCAGGAATGGGCGAACACGGAATATACTACACTGCCCTACGACAGAACAGAGTATAGGCTCACGGTGGTTATACCAAAAGCGGCACGAGATAGACTTTTCCGGTGGTTGGATATATGCGACAAACTGCCAATTGACGAGGCCATGAACGCTTACGGTGACCCAGAGAATTGGTTTGTATTCCAAGGGAGAATTAAGCCAGGCTGGATAAGGCGAGTGGAGCAAAAGGAGAAAGAAACAGCAGAGTACAAGGAGGCGGCGAAGGGAACAGTATATCATGTTCCGGGAGGGAGAGCAAGATGAAGATGAAAAGAGCGACATATAGGCATGTAGAGGCGGAAATATATGCGTACAATGATACTTTGAAAGCTATAGAAGAGCTGCGGGAAGACATAATTCTTGCCAGTGGCAGGCAGGAGGCATACATTGCTGTCGTAGGGGGCAGATATGCAGGCACAAGCATAGTTGAGCGCCGGGCAACGAAGCTGGCGGATTCCGTCCTGCTCCGGGAGATGGAACGCATTACAAAGGCCATCCAGGACACCTTTTCCCGGGCAAAGGAAGAAGGCAGGCAGGTGGTCTGGGTGAAATACGGCCTTGCCTTAGATGGCTGGCAGCCGCCGGCGGAGTTGCGGGAGAGGATGAAGGGCCGGAACCGGTTTGACATGAGCCCGGACGATATGGCAGAGGTGTTGGCGGTGGACCGGGCGACGTTTCACCGGTATCGCAGCGGGTTTGTTTATGGAGTAGCGGAGAGGTTAGGATGGTATTGAAGGAGAAATATTTTCAATCCTGGGCGCACAGGATGACGCAGGAGCGACGAAACAACCGAGGACGACCAAATATATTACCGAGCAAAAACGAAGCCTTAAAAGGCAAATAAAACGCTTTTAGAAGATGGGAGGAAGCAGAAGAAATGGTAGAGAGTTACAAGCGACACAAACTGGCCAGACACGGAGAGAGGATAGAAATTGAGGTAAGTCAGCACAAAGGAGGGCTCGATGCATGAAAACCTATATGAACAGGATAGATAGAGAGCATCATATGTTCATGCTTGTAGCGTGGGACTACCTTAACACATGGCTCGAGAAAACCAATTGTCTATCACCAGAGGAAAGAAAAAGAGTAAAAACAGCAACGACTCACCTGCTCCGGACCAGCGATAGCCTCGTGACCAGAATGGATAAAGATTATGCGAAAAAGCTCATCCGGGAAGCTGGCAATATCGAGATAAGCATGGGATACAAATCCAAGATAAAACGGGATAATCAAGAAGAAACCGTGGAAATAAAACTGGATGACATATATGACCTTGCCAGCCATGCCTTGGCAGAGTGCGTCGATTGCAAAGACAAAAATTTTAAGAAGTGCGATAAATATAAGCTCTTTATGAAGCTTAATATACCGGTAGCCCAAGAGCAAACGGACGGATGTCCATATGAAAATTAGGAGGTGAAAGCAATGGCCAAATGTAGAGCATGCGGAGCCAACATTATTTTTATGTATTTTGGGATAGGTTTGAAATAAAAATGCGACTTTTCTGCGACGACTTTTAAGGGGAGATAGTTTATAATATATACTGAGGAGCCGTCCATGAGGGCGGCTTTTGATTTGTATAGGAGGTTGTATAAAGTGCAGGTAAGTAAAATTCCAATAGGCCAGCTAAACCCTGCTGCATATAATCCGCGCAAAGACCTGCAGCCGGGCGATCCGGAGTATGAAAAGCTCAAGCGGTCAATGCAGGAGTTCGGATATGTGGAACCAATCGTCTGGAACAAGCGCACCGGAAACATTGTCGGCGGCCATCAACGGTATAAGGTGCTTCTTGACATGGGTATGCGGGAAGTGGATTGTGTAGTTGTAGATCTGGACGAAACAAAGGAAAAGGCGCTGAATCTGGCACTAAACAAAATTCAGGGCGATTGGGATGACCTTAAGCTGAAGGACTTATTGCAGGAGTTGGACACCGGGGAATTTGACCTAGAGCTTACTGGCTTTGATATGGGCGAGATAGAGGATTTAATAGCACAGCTTCATGTACCCGAAGAAATTATAGAGGATGAGGTGCCGGAGCCGCCAGAGGAACCCAAGGTAAAACCTGGGGACATCTATCAGATGGGGAAGCACCGCCTGATGTGCGGCGATTCCACGAAGTTAGAGGACGTCAAAAAGCTGATGGGTGGTGAATTGGCCGACATGGTGTTCACAGATCCGCCGTACAACGTGGATTATACGGGGGGGACGAACGAAGCTCTTAAAATCAAAAATGACAACATGGATGATTCGACCTTTTATAACTTCCTGCATGATGCATTTGGTTGCATGTTAGAGGTTACAAAGCCTGGAGGCGGCATCTATATTTGCCATGCTGATTCGGAGGGTATAAACTTTCGCTCGGCCATGGTCAATGCCGGTTGGTTCCTAAAGCAGTGCATTATATGGGTCAAGAACTCTCTTGTGCTAGGACGTCAAGACTATCATTGGCAGCACGAACCGATACTTTACGGCTGGAAACCAGGCGCAGCGCATAAATTCTATGGTGATCGTAAACAAACAACGGTATGGCAGATTGACCGGCCGATGGCGAGCAGAGAACACCCGACAATGAAGCCTGTGTCTCTGTGTGCCAAGGCGATAGAGAATAGTAGTAAGGCCGGAGATATCGTTCTTGATTTATTTGGCGGTTCTGGTTCAACACTAATAGCATGTGAACAGTTAAACCGCACCTGCTACATGACGGAGTTGGACCCGATATACTGTGATGTCATAATCGAAAGGTGGGAAAACTTCACGGGGCAAAAGGCGGAGCTGCTGGATAAATAACTTGATAAAACCTCTTGACTTTGTATAACAAATGTGATACAATTAAGATAATAAAAAAGGAGGAGGTTTTATCTATGACAAGAGACATGTACATGATAATGATGGACGGACTAGTTGCCACGATTAAGGAAAAGGCGCTGGTCGGTGGGCAAGACGATAGGGTACGCGAGCTGGTAGACATCGTAGATGATCTGCAGGACTTCTGGAACGGCGACGAAGAATTCACTCGCTTTGATTACAACATAAGCGCAAAAGCGGCGGCCAGGATATGAAATCGGTGTTAATAGCCGTAAGGGTTCCGGAGGCGGTAAAGGAAAAAGCGGAATCGAAAGCAAAGAAGTTGGGCTACATAAAGCCGAGCGGCGAGGCAAACATAAGCGAGTATATACGAAACTTAATCATCAACGACCGGCGATAGCAAGCCGGTCATCCTTTGGGCGAAAGGAAGTGATAGCGGAATGAGGTGGGTATTTATATCTCACCCCTACAAAGACGACCCGAAGGGGAACAAAAAGCGGGTAGATACTATCTGCAGGGGATTAGCGGAAAAGGATGATATTCTCCCAATAAGCCCCCTACATTTATTTAGTTTTATGAAAGATGATAGCAATAGAGAAGAAATACTTCAGGTATGTTTCAGGCTTATTGATATATGTGATGAGGTTTGGATATATGGGGACAGCGAAGGTTGCAGAAGAGAAGCGAAATATGCCAAGAGCGTTGGTAAGCCAGTGAGGATGGTGATGAGATAATGAAAGCATTCTTGGAACTATTGAAAGGCTACAGACATCTTATCAACAAGCAGCAACTCAAAACTCTGCGTGGCCAGGCTCTTGCCGGAGATGTGGAAGGAGCCAGAAAAGGACTACAAAAGGTACTCAGCAGAAAAATGAGCAAACGGGACATGTTCATAAATGCGCACAGAGGGGCAAGGTACATGAAGGATGCAGATTACAGAGCTCAGTTTGCGTTGAATCTAAAATATATACATAAGCTCGAAAAAATGAAAGCAGGTGATTATAATGGGCAGGCCGTCAAAGTTAACACCTGAGGTTACAAAGAGATTAACAGAGGCAATCAGGGCCGGAAACTACTACGAAGCTGCTTGCGGTTACGCAGGTATTGGCTACTCTACATTCCGGGCGTGGATGGTTAGAGGTGAAAAAGCTAAATCTGGGAAATACCGGGAGTTTATGGAGGCTATAAAAAAGGCAGAACACGAAGCATAGGAAAAGTGGTGAGGATGTATGGCAGAGATTTGGGAAAGGCAAAAGAATGAAAGTAATAAAGCGTATCATATATTTTGCATATATCGGGATTTAGGGCGTAGTAAGAAAGTGAAAGAATTAGCACAAGAATATCCGAAGTAGGTAGTTGGGATGTGATTATATGGCAGGAGGTAGACCAACAAAATTAAATTTTGATACACATAATAAAATAATTTCAGCCATTAGAGCCGGAAATTACATTGAAACAGCTGCTGCGTATGCTGGGATAGATAAGTCTACTTTATATGACTGGTTGAAAAGAGGAGAAAGAGAAAAGCAAAGAGTGGCACAAAATCCTAGATACAAAATAAGGAAAAGTGAAAAACCTTATGTTGAGTTTTCCAACGCAGTGGAAAAGGCACTTGCAGAAGCAGAAGTAAGAGACGTTGCTATTATAGCTAAAGCAGGTGAGAAACAATGGCAGGCAGCGGCGTGGAGGCTTGAAAGGAAATTCCCCGACCGATGGGGTCGCAAAAGACTGGACATAGAACACAGCGGAGAAATCGGCATCAAGATTGTGGATGATATAGATGACGAAGATTAGGCTGACGGAGCTTATTGCTCCGTCATTCTATGGACTCCACAGGGAACTCAAAGCAGAGCTCCACGATGAGGTATGGTGTAAAGGCGGCCGCGGCAGCACAAAGTCAACCTTCATTAGTATACAGATTTTACTTGGACTGCTGAAAGACTCAGAAGCAAACGCTGTCGTTACCAGGAGATACCAAAATGAGCTCAGGGATACTGTATACGGTCAGTTTGAGTGGACTATATCAAAAATGGGCCTGGGCAGCTATTTCAAGTTCCAAGTTGCGCCGATGCAGATAGTCTACATTCCAACCGGGCAGAAGATAGTTTTTAAAGCAGCGGACAACCCGCTCAAAATGAAGTCTATCAATCTGGGCCGCGGCTACATCAAATACGCTTGGTTTGAAGAGGTTGACCAGTTTGCAGGAATGGAGGAAATCCGCAATATTCTCCAGTCACTTTTCCGGGGCGAGAATAAAAAGCGGATTGTTTTCTTTTCCTACAATCCGCCAAAGTCCGGGCGTAGCTGGGTTAACCAGGAGGCGAAGATACCGAAGCCTGGCCGCCGGGTGCATCATTCCACATATTTAGATGTTCCACCGGAATGGCTGGGTGAGAGGTTCCTGGCCGATGCAGAGCACCTAAAAAAGACAAACGAGACAGCATACCGGCATGAATACCTGGGCGAAGAGGTTGGCACCGGGCTTGAAGTGTTTAACAACATTGAGCTGCGGATTATTGCACAGGATGAAATTGCTGCATTTGACCGTATCCGGCAGGGACTTGACTTTGGTTATGCCGTGGACCCGCTGTGCTTTGAACGTATGCACTATGACCGTACACGCCGGCGGCTTTATCTGTTTGCTGAGATCAGTGGCTTGAACTTATTCAACCGGCAATTCTGGGAGAAGGCGCAGAGGTATAACGATATTTGGACCATTGCTGACAGTGCCGAGCCGAAAAGTATAGCAGAATTGAGGTCATGGGGAATGAAAATAAAAGGAGCAAAGAAAGGGCCCGGCTCTGTTGAGTTCGGCATCAAGTTTCTGCAGGACCTTGAGGTGATTATTATTGACCCGATCCGTTGCCCACTTGCAGCGAAGGAGTTTATTAACTACGCGCTGGAAACGGACAGAAACGGTATAGTGAAAAGCCAGTTCCCTGATAAGGACGATCACAGTATCGATTGCTGCCGCTATGGACTAAGTGAGGATATGGTACAAACTACAAGAAGACCTATAGACAAACCACCAGGATGGTAAGGATGGTGATAAATTTGCTAACAAGTTTAAGTTTCATTAGCCCTGGAAACACCTGGCCCCCGCCAACAGAAGCGGAGCGGTTGGAAAGATATGCACAGAATAGACTACTATTTGAGGGCAAGCATGAGCAGGTATATAAAGACTGGATAAGGCTACTACGTGAGGACCAGCAAGCGGCACTTGAAATGGTATTGAACTGGCATAAACGATTGACGCTCCTGTTTGCGGATTTGCTGTTGGGAGAACCACCTAGAATTACGGCCGGTGACAAGGACAGCCCGGAGCAGGAAGCAGCGGAACGGATTATCGAAGATAATGGTTTTATTAATGTTGCGTATGAAGTAGCTCTTGATGTGTCCAGATACGGCACAGGAATATTCAAAATTCGCTATGACGGCCGAGCTATAATCGAAGGCCAGCAGCCGGCCATCTGGTTTCCCGTGGTGAAGCCGGACAACATCAAAGAGATTCAGGCGCATGTATTGGCCTGGACATATGAGGAAGATACTCAGGAACGGGGCAAAACCGTTACAAAGAAGTATCTCCAAACAGAGATACATGAAAAGGGCAAAATCACAACAGCGAAATACCCGATTGAAAACAGCATTATCGGTCCAGCATTGGAATATAAGGAGACAGAAACCGGCATTGATGAATTCCTTGTCGTGCCGGTCAACAACGTCCTTACCACCGACAGAGTAACGGGTCTTGACGATTATAGTGACCTGGATAGTATCATTCAGGAACTTGAAACACGAATAGCGCAGATAAGCCGAATCCTGGACAAACACGCAGACCCGAACATGTACGGGCCGGACACGGCTCTGGAGCACGATCCAGCAACGGGGCAGTGGGGATACCGGGGCGGGGGCAAATACTTCCCTGTTAGCCAGGGCGAACAACCTCCGGGATACGTCACGTGGGACGGCCAGCTGGAGGCGGCGTTCAAGCAGATTGATCTCCTCATGGAGCAGCTATATATTTTGAGCGAAACATCAGCTGCTGCATTCGGACAGCTTAAAGCGGGACTTGCCGAATCAGGCACAGCGCTAAAGCGTTTGATGATGGCGCCGCTTGCGAAGGTAAACCGCATCCGCATGAGGTTTGACCCGGCGCTAAAAGAAGTCATTTGGCTGGCGTCATTACTTGAAAGGGCGCAGGGCATGGCCGGTGCTGTTGTACTGGAAAACATACACATTGATTGGAAAGACGGCCTGCCGGACGATGACAACGAGCTCACCCAAAATGAGACGCAAAGATATACGGCTGGATTGACCAGCCTTGAAAGCTCATTGAGGCGAATGTACGGGCTTGAGGGTGACGCGCTGCAGGAGGAAATTGACCGCATAAAAGCCGAGCAGCAGACGCAGGGCAATACTGGATTGCCGGAAATCAAACTGCCGGGAACGGAAGGAGCAGGTGAAGGCGAAGGTGAAGAATAATGGCCATAGAAAAAGGAATTATCAGGATGCTCGAAAAAGATAATAATCGCATGAGAAAAGCGGGTAACAACCTTGCGATTGCGGCTATGAGAGTTATACGCGACTACGATGGTATACACCGATTATCGCTTGCGGTAGCAGAGTGGAATAAAGCTATCGCAAATGAGGGAGGACGCAGTGACACAGGTGAGCGTAAGAAGTTAGAAGGTGAGGAATGATGCCCAGGAGCATAAGGCAGTTTAGTGATGCAGAGGTTAACCGATTGGTTAAGTTTTACGAACAGGCCGAGCGGGAAATACTTGATCGGCTGAACCGGGCGCTGCTCCGGGGCAATAAGACAGAATACCTGGCGCAGATGAAGAAGAATATTGAAGCCATCCTGCAGCAGCTCCGAGAGGGAAATAGGACCTGGTGCGAGCAGGCCATACCGAGGGTTTATTCTCAGGGCCTGTATTCTGCAGATGCTATGCTGAAAGACATCGGAGCAACCGTCAAGGCCGGCTATGGCGCCATCCATCAACAGGCGGCGCAGGTGCTGGCCGAGAATGCATTCCAGAGGTTCGAGGACGTCGTACAGGTGATAGGCCGGCAGGTCAACGATATATACCGGGAGCTGGCACTGGAAAACGTCCGGGGAACAGTAGTAGGCTACGATACGTGGAAGCAGACGGCCCGGAGGTTTAGGGAGCAGCTTACAGAGCGGGGTGTGACCGGATTCAAAGACCGTGCTGGCAAGATGTGGAATATGCGAACATATACGGAGATGGTTGCAAGGACAACTACCCAACAAGCTCATACAGAAGGAACACTTAACCGCTTGAGTGAGCAAGACCATGACTTAATCATAGTTAGCAGGCACAGAGGGGCCTGCCCGCTATGTACCCCTTGGGAAGGGAAGATTCTTAGCATAAGTGGAAAAACCAAAGGATACCCAACCTTCGAGGAGGCGAAAGCTGCCGGATTAATGCACCCTAACTGCCGCCATGCTGTATCACTTTACATCGACCTTGATAAAGAGATTGAGGAGCTAGATAAGGAGGTGGGCTGAATAGCTTGCAAATAAGCGCCTTAATGTGCGTTTTTATTATGTCCTGAATAAGACATTAAACTGTTCAATTACCCACTTTAAGGGTTCGGGGTATAACTGAACGCAACTCCTAACAGGGAGCAACCTGTATAAATATGCTATGGGAGGAATTTGTAAATGGATTGGTTAAAAGAAATCTTGAAAAAAGCCGGAATCCCGGAAGATAAGTTGGATAGCACGATTACCGACATCAACAAGGAACTGCCAAAGTACTTTATCCCGAAAGACAAATACAACGAAGTGGCAGAGGCAAAGAAAAAGCTGGAGACTGACATCCAGGAAAGAGATAACCAGCTTGAGCAGCTCAAAAATGCTGCCGGCAACAGTGAGGAACTAAAGGCACAGATTGAGCAATTGCAAGCTGAGAACCAAAAAGCCGCCGAAGAATGGCAGGCAAAGATGTCACAGATGCAGCTTAACTTTGCCGTGGACAAAGCTCTGACTGCAGCAAAGGCCAAAAACCCAAAAGCAGTCAAAGCCTTACTTGATATGGAGAATGTAAAGCTGGACGGTGATAAATTGCTTGGGCTGGATGACCAGTTAAAGGCAATACAGCAGTCCGATCCTTATCTTTTCGGAGAACCAGGTAAGGTAGGTAGCGGCACAAACCCGCCAGGTGCCGGAACTGGCGAAGCAAACCCGTGGAAGAAAGACAGCTGGAACCTGACACAGCAAGGCAAAATCCTGCTCGAGGACCCGGCGAAGGCAACACGGATGAAAGCAGAGGCGGGAATAAAATAACTTTATGAGGTGATATGTAATGCCAGATGTAACAAAAACCATAATCAGTGACGTAATAGTCCCTGAAGTATTTAATCCGTATGTTATTGAACGTACAGCTGAACTCTCCGCTTTTTATCAGAGCGGCATTATTGCCAGAACTCCAGCTCTTGACGTGCTGGCAAGCTCCGGCGGCAAACTCGTGAACATGCCGTTCTGGGAAGACCTGACCGGCGAAGATGAAGTATTGAGCGATAAGACAGCTCTGACCGTTGGTAAAATTAAAGCAGGGCAGGACGTAGCAGCTCTCTTGGCTAGAGGCCGTGCATGGAGCGTAAACGACCTGGCAAAAGCCTTGTCCGGCGATGACCCGATGGCCGCAATAGGCGACCTGGTGGCAGCGTACTGGGCAAGGAGATTCCAGACTATTTTAATTAAGACTCTGGATGGCATCTTTGGTCATGAAGATACCGAGATGGACACCAACCAGCACGATATAAGCAGTAACCCGGCAGCAAAAGACGATGACGTTATATCCGCAAAGACCGCAGTTGACGCCATTTACAAGCTGGGCGACAATGCCGACAAGTTGACCGGATTTGCGATGCACTCCGCAACTGTGGCAAAGCTCGCCAAAGATGACCTGATTGAATATATCAAGCCATCTGAGGGAGCGGCAGAAGTGCCCTATTTTCTCGGCAAACGGGTTGTGGTGGATGACGGCCTGCCTGTTTCCAGCGGGGTATATACAACCTACATCTTCGGGGCCGGTGCCTTTGGATGGGGTGAAGGTGGAGCTCCCGTACCGACCGAAACAGCCAGAGATGCCCTGTCGGGTGATGACATTCTTGTGAACAGGAGACATTTCATCCTCCATCCGAGGGGAGTAGCATTCCGGAACACTCAGTTAGGCGATGGCAAAGGCGGAACAAATGCGACACCGTCAAACGCTAATCTAGCCGATCACCGGAACTGGATACGCGTCTACGAGGCAAAGAACGTGCGTATCGTCCAGTTTAAGCACAAACTCGTAACTGCTTATAACGCAGCATAATAAGGGGTGATGAGATGAGATTTTTAGACTATCTAAAAAGGTTCACCTACACACCGAACGAGTTTTACGACTATCTGAAACTCTTGGAAGATGCGGCTAGTGGCGACGTTGACCTTGTTATCCTCCCGGCCATGACCGGGGCAGGAGGCGATCAACCAGCGTTACAGCCGACCGTGAATGAAGCAAATGGAGATCTTGTAGTGCCTGTAACAATTCAGGTAACGAACAAGGCCAAGAATAAGGTGTTGGAGTTCTTCAATGGCACCCGTGAGGTGAAGGTTGATAAAACTTCCACTTCTGGAACTATTGCTATAAATGAAGGTGAACAGGGAGACGATGCAACATTCAACCTTGCATTTGAGAATGGTGTTGGCAAATTCAACATTGTCCTTGACGGTACCTGGGCAGAGAACGACACTATAAAGGTTACCGTGGATGACAGTAATGTCGGGATAATGGGCTACACGGTGGAGAAGAATGATCACTTCCTGGTTAAGGTGAAGGCAAACCCACCAGCCGGTTGATAATTGAAAACGAGGGAGCCTCGGCTCTCTCTTATATTTTGAGGTGATGTAAATGGCGATTGATATTACTGGCTTCCAGCGCATGCGCAGGGAGCAGATAGAAAAGGCAAGGAAGGAGGCGGAGGCCAAATGTCAGGAAGCTACTGTACAATCGAATACGCAGACGAATATTTCGCAGGACGCCTCCACGCCGAAAGCTGGGGCGAAACCAGCGACGCAGACAAAGAAAAAGCCCTCCAGCAGGCAACAAAAGAAATAGACCGGCAGCTTCTCAAGGGCCGCAAGGCAACGGATACCCAGGAGCTGGCCTTTCCCCGCTACCCGGATACTAAAGTCCCGGAGGCAGTGAAAGAAGCCTGCTGTGAAATTGCCCTGGCACTCCTGGAAAGGGGCAACAGCCAGCGGCGCAAACTGCAACAGGAAGGTGTGCAGTCGTTCACACTGGGCAACATGAGCGAGACCTATGCGCCGGGGGCCGGGCGTGGCCTGATTAGCAAGGAGGCAAAAGAACTGCTCAGACCTTGGCTGCTGGGCGGTGTAAATATTATCTAAGGAGAGTGAGAACAATGTCAAGCAAGATTAAAATATACAAAGGAACTGTAACCGCCGGGCAAACAGACGGCACACTTGTTTCAAGTGGCACCGGACTGGATCCGATTGAGTCCGGGGCAATCAAAGTGCCTGCATCAGGTCACGCGGAAGGAAACTGGATTAAACTTGCCGTGCGTTGTGATACTGGCTACGAAACAGTTGAAGATTCTTCACGCCATGCGCGAATCAGTATTGTAGATTCAACAAAAGTAACGATGTGGCAGCTTGCTCCTGACAATAGTGGACAGGCTGGAACGCCTGAAGATTGGGGAGAGCCGCTAGATTTCTTAACAAAAATCGGTGCAACAAATACAATCTTCTGGGCCAGAGCAAGAGTAGCGTCTACGGAAGAACCGGCGAATGATGAAAGTGTGGATATTCAGGTTGCGGCAACCATAGGAGCAACAAGCTAGGGGAGAGGTTGGCGATGAACAAGGCGAAAAAGGAAAGTGGTGAGTAATCGTGGCTACTATAGACCCTAATCAACAATATGATATTATCCATACCCTGACATTTTCGGAAGCGTCAGGGGATTGCCCGATAAGACTGCACAGGGGTTCTTCGTCTGCCACTTCTGGCACGGTATATTATCGTGCCGGGACTAGCGGAGACTGGACTTCTTTATCCGTTTCAGGCACAGCCACCACTTTCCCGGTAACTTCCACTACAATGCAGATAGCCCACAACTGGAATAAGTCAGGCGATAACTATATGACACCCTCGTTCTATAATGCAAAAACAATAACTAGTATCGCCATTTCCCAAAAGTCGTTTTTGACTGGGACAATGGGGACTTATTTCATGTATTACTATGCTCGTGGCTGTTCCTCCCTCACTTCGCTCGATGTTCCGGACACTAGCGGTCTTACAAGCGTGGGGACTAGTTTCATGTATTACTATGCTGGGGGCTGTTCCTCCCTCACTTCGCTTGCTGTCCCGGACACTAGCGGTCTTATAAGTGCGGGGGATTATTTCATGCGTTCCTATGCTGAGATCTGCTCATCCCTCACTTCACTCGATGTCCCAGATACTAGCGGTCTTACAAGTGTGGGGAATAATTTCATGCGTTTCTATGCTTATGGCTGTTCTAAGCTCACTTCGCTCGCTGTCCCGGACACTAGCGGTCTTATAAGTGCGGGGGATTATTTCATGCGTTTCTATGCTTATAGCTGCTCCTCCCTCACTGAACTGGTGCTACCTGCTGTCGGGTGGTTTGAGGATAACAATGTAGACTGGAGTGTCACCTCCAGTAGATTGGGGATTCTCAAAGGACGAGTGCTTGATACGGACGATTTAAGCGACTGGAAGGCACTAACAGCAGAAGGTAAAACGCTTTACACTAACTATATTCGCAATCCGGAGCTTGTGTATTATGAGGAAGCAACTGAATATTGCGAATACGTAGCCGATCTTATTCGCACTATCATGCAAAGTCAATCTTACAATGCTGACACGAAACGCCCTATTACCCAAAGCCAGACTTACCAGGCAGACACTTTCCGTAAAGTCAATAGAGCATATCAATACTCTGCTGATACCGAACGTATAACGCTGAAAGACTATGCCTACAGCGCAGACACCAAGCGCAAAATAATCCAAGGGCATGTTTTCGCAGGAGACACTAAACGGGGAGTAATCAAAGAATATACTTTTACCGCTGATACCTTGCGGAAATTGCTGAAAAGTTACGAGTATCAGGCAGACATGCTCAGGCAGGTAGTGAAATCCTATGACTATACAGCCGATACCGAACGTATAACGCTGAAAGACTATTCCTACAGTGCAGACACCAAACGCAAAATAATCCAAGGGCATGTTTTCACGGGCGATACCAAACGGGCAACAATTAAAGAATATACCTTTACTGCCGATACCTTACGGAAACTGAAGAAAAGCTATGAGTATCAGGCGGACATTTTACGGCAGGTAGTGAAATCCTATGACTATACAGCCGATGTTCTCCGCAGAATAGCCGAAGAAGCAAAATATCCTGCCGATATGGTAAGACAGATAGCGATAGGGCAGGAATTTAAAGCCGATACACTAAGGCAAATCGTCATACAGCAGGAATTTACCGCCGATGCGATAAGACAGGTAATTCAATCGCAAGGTTATAATGCCGATACTAAACGGCAGGTGCTTAAAACCTACGAACATAATGCTGATACGTTGCGGAAAGTTTTAGCAGAACAGAGCTTTTCTGGAGACACCAAAAGGCACATTGTCCAAGATGCGCTTTTTAATGCCGATACCATACGGGGAATCATTAAAGGCTATGATTATACTGCTGATACACTTCGCAAAGTTTTGAGGGCGTATGAATACCCTGCCGACACCGTAAGCCAAATCATAGCTGAACAAGAGTTTATTGCCGATACTAAACGGCAGATAGCAAAGGAATTTCAGTTTAATGCTGATACCACAAGGCGAATTGCAAAAGAATATTCTTACCCTGCTGACACAGAAAGAAAAATACTGCAGGACTACGATTATGCCGCCGATACGTTCCGCAAAGTCTTGAAAGAATACGGATATACTGCCGATACGTTCCGCAAAGTCTTGAAAGTATACCAATACCCTGCCGACACCGTAAGCCAAATCATAGCTGAACAAGAGTTTATTGCCGATGCTAAACGGCAGATAGCAAAGGAATTTCAGTTTAATGCTGATACCACAAGGCGAATTGCAAAAGAATATTCTTACCCTGCTGACACAGAAAGAAAAATACTGCAGGACTACGATTATGCCGCCGATACGTTCCGCAAAGTCTTGAAAGACTACGATTATACTGCCGATGCCAAAAGGATGATAATCAAAACAGATGCCCATAACGCCGACCTGCTTAGGCGCATAGTGAAGGAATACGAATATTCCGCAGATACTATGCGTTTTGTGGTAGAATTGGGCATTTATGTGGGTGATACTTACAGGGTAGTCCGGGCGGATCAAGTTTACAGCGCAGATGCTTTAAGACAAGCTATCGCGGATCAAGTCTACAGCGCAGATGCTTTAAGACAAGCTATCAAAGAATACGAGTTTATTGCAGATACCTTGCGGCATGTAATCATGCCGTATAAACAGCTAATTATTACAACGTCAATTCAGGAACGCCAAATAGATTTGTCAATTCAGGAACGCCAAATAGATTTGTCTACTCAAGAACGAGAAGTAAAACTGGGGGTGGAGCAGATGTCCCTCATCGGGAATACAGTCAGACTAAAAGCAGAATTTAAGGATTTTAACGGGGAACTCACCAACATAGAAAATCCAAAGGTGGTGGTCTATGACAGCAAAAGAAAAGTAATTCTTGACGCGGAGCCGGAGAAGATTGAAGATGGCAAGTACCAATATGACCTAATTGTGCCGGACTATAAAGAAGCCGGAAAGCAGAACGAGCCGCTGGTATTCGAGTTTTCAGGGCAGCTTGGAGGTCAGCCCGTTGTGGGTAGGAGCAGTTTCGAGAGGATGTGGAGCGAATGATTGAGGGCTACCTGAACCAGAGGGCGGTATGGAAGCGGAAAACCGGTAGCAACGAATACGGCGAACCGGTAACAAAGCAAAAGACAATCAAAGTCCGCTGGGAAGGCAAGCGGCGCCTGGTGCGGGACAACCAGGGCCGGGAAGTAGTGAGCGAGGCGCGGGTGTTCTGTGTTGATGCCGTGAAGCCGGGAGATGAATTGGAATTTGACGGGCGCGAGTGGCCGGTCATTGCAGTTTCAACTGTTCCCGGACTGGACGGGAAAGAAAATCATAGGGAGTGTGCGGTCTGATGGCAAATAAGAAATGGCGCATTAAGGAAGCTGTCAAGATAGCAGAGGAAGCCGGGCTGAAAGCGCTGCGGACCGGTGCAGAAGCGATACTTACCGAAGCAATTAATGCAGCACCGGTAGATACGGGCACCCTACGCAGGAGCGGAACAGTGACAGTTGGGAATTTGCCTAAAAATCCAGGACAAATCTATCAAGATGCAAGACCGGTGGAAGAAGGCGGACAGGAGAAAGAACATAAGGACGCTTTTCCGGAGCCTGTGGGTAAAGAAAAGGCAGTATATATCAGCTTTAATACACCTTACGCCCGTAGGATGCATGAAGATTTAGGTTACACACCAAAGAGAGGTGGGGGGCCTAAATACTTGGAAACGCCATACAATGCAAACAAGAAAAAAGTACTAAAAATGGCCGAATTGCAAATTAAAAAAGCCCTGCGCGAAACGAGGTGATGCCGATGTGTTAAGAGAAATAGGCGCATATTTGGCTACAAAGAGTATCGGTACAGTTGGGACCGATATTTTTTTGGGCTTGATGCCTGATCAGCCAGACAACTGCATAGCACTGTTTGAGTACGCCGGTTTACCTCCGGATTTGCATTGGAATGGCGAGTATCCGGGCTTGCAGGTACGGGTACGCAACAAAAGCTATGCGGCTGCAAGGACAAAAATCGGAGAGGCCATGACCGCATTGCATGGGCTTCATGAGACAGTCCTTGGCGGCACTCGTTATTTATTGGTCAAAGCCCGGGGAAGTCCGGAAGTGCTAAAGCGTGATAACAACAACAGGGTAGAACTATTTGTGAATTTTGAAATTATAAAGGAGAGTGATTATTAATGGCAATAGCGGGAAAAGGCGGCAGCTTAAATATTGGCGCTAACAAGGTAGCCGAGATTGCTAACTGGAGTCTAGATTTAGGCGCAGACGATATTGACTTTACCAGCTTTGATAGTGAAGGCTGGAAAGAGTATTTAGCCGGTTTAAAGGAATGGTCTGGCAGTGCAGAAGGTAACTTCAAGCCAGACGATACTAATGGGCAGAAGGCAATTTTACAAGCCTGGCTAAATGGAGAAGCACTGAACTTTAGCTTTAAGGTAAGCGAGACTATAACTTTTACTGGGTCAGCTTTTGTGAAGCCGTCAATTGAGGTGCCGGTGGACGACAAGGCATCATTTAGTGTTGACATAACTGGTACCGGCGCATTGACGCTACCAACATAAGGAGTGAATTGACAAACAAAGGTTGCTCCTCCTCTATGGTTGTGATATAATAATGACAAACAGAGTGTAGAGGAGGGGCAACAGTATGTCAAGAAGAAGACCAATCAAAAAATGCGTTGAATGTGGGGAAATGGCTCCGCACCATGCACGTGGGTTATGTTCAAAGTGCTACGAAAGATTTAGGTATTACAAAAAGGTAGCAGATAAAAAATTACCTCAGAGGCGAAAAAGCGATATAAATACGGCATTTTTCAAAGCATGGGGGCCAGAAATGGCATATGTATTTGGATTTATTTGTGCTGACGGATATATAAACCAAGCCTTAACCCAACTCGTTATTTATAACACAGACTACAATATCCTAGACAAAATAAGAAATACAATGAGTTATGATCACGAAATAGCATGCTATGAAAAAACAAAGGTTTATAGACTAAATGTTTCAAAAAAAGAGATAGTGGAGGATTTAGTTGATTTGGGGCTGGTGCCTGCGAAATCATTGACACTGCGGTTTCCAGATGTACCTGAAATCTATGTGTCAAATTATATAAGAGGATATTTTGACGGCAACGGAACTATTAATTTCCATGATAAGGGGAGCAAGCCCCAAATAACAGTGGGTATTTCAACTGGGAGCCAATGCTTTGCTGAAGGTTTATTGGAAGGTGTAAAAAATACAGAGGGAATCAGAGGCTCAATTCATGTTAACAAAAACCAAAAGAATGATTCTTACAGCATAAATTTCTATGGTTACAATGCAGTACATTTTTTGGTGTGGATTTACTGGAATGCAAACGGGTTATTTTTAGAGAGGAAGCACGAAACGACAAAAAGTTTTTTAAGCAAATATATTTAATGCGAGGTGAGAATTATGGCCGTAGTAGGATTAACTGGGGCGGTGTACGTTTCTGACGTAAACACCGCTCCGGTGTCTTTTAACGATGAAACTTGTAGTGCTGTTGATGCACAGCGAAAACGGTACCAGATTGACGATCCGGACCTAATGTATTGGGACCCGACTTATCCGGTGCTGGTTGAAGTGG